TCGTTTTGCTTTATCCGCATCGCCACCATAAATCTTAGTAAGGCATTCTTCTAGGAATTTATAAGTGAGAGTGTCATAGGTAGTATCTTGTGCTAGGACTAATTTATTACCCTGATAAGTAATTCCATATTCTGCAAGTCCGTGGTGTGTTATCCCATGTATTAGCCTTTGTTCGGCTGTTTTTTTCATATCCCGTATCCTAGTGAGTTCATCTGAAATCCGGATGTATTCCCTGGTTAATTCCAAATACTTTTGGGTTAATTCTTTAACGGATGCTGGAACGCCACCAATTGGTTGTGCCGGGACTGGAATATTTGTTGATGCCATTTGCCAAATTAGTATGCTGAAAGTTATGAAAAGTTAGTTTGATATGAATAATAGAAAAGTATTTAATAAAATAACCTTTTTGAAAAAAAAAAAAAAAAAAAAAATAATAACCTAGCACTAATATATATTATATTTGCGAACAGAATGTTAGCACCCAGTAATAATAATCAAGATATAGTATGCCATTCTAGGCCACAACTCCGGATTTTAAATAAATTCCGCAAACGCCTGGAAAAGGAGAAATATATTAATAACTATGCCAGCAATTACTATGGCAATATGCATAACAGGTTTTCCATACCCGGCATTATAGTAAGTGGCATTAGCAGTATAGCCAGTTTTTTGGCAACTAGTGATATGATGAGTGATACTGTGAAAACCTCTATATCTATTGGTGTGGGTATCCTAGCTGCGGGTTCAACCATTATTTATTCGATTGCCAATAGTTATGGGTTCCAGTCTAGGCGTGATTCATTCCAAATGTCGGCTGATGCGTATGATGACCTTATTACCCGGATTGAATTTGAAATAGTTAATCCTAATGAGGATTTTAATGAATTCTGTAATAGTTTGGAAACGCAAATATTGAAAATCAAGACCAATTGTAAATATTTACCGCCTCTGTTTATTTATAAGATGTATGAAGAGGAAACACGGAAAATGAAACTAGCTAGGTTGGATGAAGAGCCTGAAGCCAGTCTAGATTTTGTAATGGTGGATAATAGCCTGACACTCGGAGATGTTCCTACTACTCCAATCGCAGCACGAAATACTAATAAGCAAATTAAATTACCTAGCACACCTTTAATTGAATTAGGTGATGGTCAGTTAAATCCGGCAACATATTTTAATGACCTTGCCACCGTTGCTGCAAACCAAACCGGGTTATCGCAAGGCAAGGGAATTACCACAGTTAATAAATTGTCTGGTGCTGCTGCGGCGGTATTGGACGGGCAAATAACTATTTCTAACCTAGACCAACTCGTATCAAATCCAGAAATTCCGACAGAGATGTCAATTAATTTGACAAATATGGATGGTGCTGAAATGGATGGTGCTGAAATGGATGGTGCGTCATCTGTTTACCTTTCACATTGAATTATAAGCTAACCCCTGGTGGGCTCAAATTCAAGTGAAAAACCAGGTCCTAGGCACTCATAATAGAGTGGCTACGGTAATCTGGTTGTGCTAGGACAATTAGTGGTTTTATTTTTAATTTTGAATTGCTAAAAACCAAAAATGATAAAACCAAAAATGATAAAAACAGAACATTTTGATGTGTGCTGTGTGATTGAGCATCGGTTAATTAGAATATGCTAACCCGCCCATACCACTCATAATGCGCAATACATTATAATTGGTAGCGTAAATACGGATTTTGGCGGTGGTCGCGGTAGTTCCGTCCTCATTTTTAAGTGTGTTAGTAGTTGTATTAATTTGGAGTGTAGCGGTATCAATTCGGGAGAAATTACAAGTTCCACTGGGTTGGTGTTCTTCGGGCGTAAGAGCAAATGAATACACGCAGATACCGGGGGCGGGGCCATTTGTATGATGTTGATAGGGTTGGACATGGTTGAAATAAAACCCGGAACGAGTAACGAACCGGTCAGTTCCATTAAGCATTAGTTTGGCATCTTGTGTTGGGTTTTCCCCAACATCAAATACAGGTAAATTAGATGTGTATCCTAGAGCAGCATTGGCACTGGCAGTATTACCATTACCAAAGAGGTCAAAGAAGGACAATGATGCTAAATTAATATTAGCTGCCGAACTGGTGTTATATTCAAAAGCAGATGGTGCCCGAATACTAGGAGCGCCTGCGAGAACCCCTGTATTAGGAGCATAAGACCCGCCACCCATCGGCATACCTGCTAAGGGGTAAAGCCCGATATGTGCTGAACCACCTAGACCACCACCGCTAGGGTGTGATGGTGTCCCAGTAAAATTAGTAGTATCTACACGGTCTGTGAAATTGAACCACTGCATGCCGCCAACTGGCTGCATAAGCGCGCTATTAACATGTGCGTCTTTCTGGATAACCCATATTAATTCCTTAACTGGGTGATTAAATGGCAAATTAATACGGTTGGCAGTGGCTTGGATACTTTCGGTTGTAGATTGTAATTGTTCGATGAGATATTCGTGGGATTTCTGGGCGAACCTGCGGCGTTCGTCAGTATCTAAAAAGATATAGTCTATCCAAAGACTGGCACTAATACTTCCTAGACTAGGTTCAGTAGTATTCTCCGACCAATAACATTCGGCAGCAGTCCGGAATGTAACTGTTATTTTAACCTCATGGTATTGTAAGGCAATAAGTGGTAGTGCTAACCCAGGGTTGCGGCAATAAAAGAATTGTAGAGGAACATAAATTTCACGGCTAGGTTTAGTAGATGTGCTAGGTTGAACATATTTGGGAACATTACCCACCATTTCAGCATAGTTGGCTTGTTGCCCGGGTTGTTGGCTAAGTTCGTTCCAAATGTGGAACCATTCACCATATTGCTTATCTATTTCTTGACCGCCAATCTCTAATTTTACTTCTTTAACTAAGGCATGTCCTAGCCAATTAAGCCACCTGAAATTCATATTATTACTTGCTGGTGATACAGCAGGTGTTATAATTCGGACATAAGTGCGGCCAATTAAATCACCACTACGGCTAATAACCGCACTAACTGTCCCTCCAAAATCAGTTGCACCACTAAAAGTTTGTTCTATTGATTCCATTGCGAAATTTGTATGGCGGCGATAAACTACTTTGAAAAAGGTAATTTGCGGATTGCCGGTAAGATAAATATCCTGGGCACCATATGCCACTAACTGCATTAAACCACCTCCCATATTTCAGTTTGTGATTATTCCTAGTTTTACTATTATTATTTGATTTTATTATTTTATTATTTACTGTTTGCCGCAAAGAATGGGAGGGTCTGAATACTAGTTTAAAGGAATACAAGGCAAAAAACCAATAATAATTTTAGTGTGGTATATTAAGACAATCACGAGTTTTTAAAAGATGGCATCTACTTCTTCAAAAGCAAAAACAAAAATAAAGGACGCTACTTGCCAGAAAGAAACAATTGACAGTCTCCATCGGAAAATGAAATCTCATTTTGATGAACAAACTGATGAATTAAAATTAGCACATTCTAAAATTAATACACTTACTCAAGAATTAGAAGACCTTAAGCACCATCCTGATTATTTGCGTCCAATACCTGATTTTAAAATACAAAACCGACTTTGGAAAATTGAAGAAGAAATAATACAACTAAAGGAATTTATACAAACCATAAGTAATCGTAAAGAAGAAAAAGATTATGTTCTCAAAACTGGTAAATTACTTAATCAATATTATAAATTATTAGAAAAAGAGAAGGAAATCATTGAAAAGAATAGTCAATATGATTTTGGTGTTCTTGTTAATCCAAGTTCAGAAGCCCGGAAATTAGATAATACACAATCTGTCTGCATGTCATTACCTGCCACGAAAAACAAATCAAAAGATAAACAAAATATATTGGATTGGTTGAATAGTATTCCTAGCACAACATCAACAAGTAATTCCGGTTTATCTAATACTGAACAACCTAAAATTAATATAGTTTTAAAATCATGTTGTAATTCTAAACAAACTGACCCTTTGGCAATTCCGGATGAGCCAAAAAAGAAAACAGATAAATTGCCTGATAAACAAAAGATTTATGATAAATATCGCCAAGTTATTGACCCAAATTATGTGTCATTTGCCGAAGATGAATTTGAATTATTTGACATTTGTTTTCATTGCCATCATGAAATGGTTTTAAATCATAATACGGGTATGTTGAATTGTAATAATTGTGGTATGACCGAAAGAATTATAGTTGATAGCGATAAACAAAGTCATAAAGAACCACCCAAAGAAATGACCTCGTTTAGTTATAAACGCATTAATCATTTGAATGAAATTTTAAGCCAATTCCAAGCCAAGGAAACTACTGATATTCCTGATGAGGTTTATGATAAAATATTGGCTGAATTGAAAAAAGAGCGTATTGATAATATGTCCCATTTAACTCGGGATAAATTGCGCGAAATTCTAAAAAAGATTGATGAAACAGATTATTATGAACATATTCCTTATATAATTAATCAGTTAAATGGTGTTCCACCACCAATTATTAGCCCGGAAGTTGAAGAAATAATCCGCGGGCTTTTCTTACAACTCCAGCATCCTTTTAATACTAATCGCCCTGATGACCGCAAGAATTTTTTAACATATGGGTATATTCTATATAAGATATTTCAATTACTTGAATTAGATGAATATTTATGTAATTTCAAATTTTTAAAAGACCGCAAGAAGCTTTATGAACAGGAGCAAATATGGAAAGCTATTTGTAGGGAACTCCGTTGGGAATTTATCCCTAGCATTTAATATTGCTATGTACCGTAGGCACTGGGTTATTACCGCAGACACTCTATTATAAGCCCACCCTCCGGGTTGGGCTTTTGAGTGCCTAGGACCTTGTGTTCCACTTGAATTCGAGCCCACCAAGGGTGGGCTTATAATTCAATGTGGACGGT